GGGACGCTTCATAAATACCCTGGGTAAAAAATGCTGGTACGGACGGGAAGTATTACAGGTTGAAAAGGGTAAAACCCGGCTGTGCAGGAGCGTGCCAAGGCCGGACTGTACAAAGCTTATATTAACAATTTTCCGAAAGTGGAAAATTTGGGGGTCGAATTTCCGCTTTTGACATCTTTCTTTTTCCATTTGGATTTGTTATTATAGACGCACAATAGAACATACGTTCTATAATGAAGGCGGCGCAGGGGTCACTCGCTCAACGGAGGATGGTACATGGCGCCAGCCAGGGGCGCCCGCCCAAACGGGCGGGCAGCCCCGAACGCCCGAGAAACCTTTCTGGAAAGAGAAGACGGGCGAGATGACTGAAACGTAACTATTTGGATGAGGAGTGGAAGCGGATGGCGACAATGGAACACGAAAGGCCCAAATGCTTTGAGACGCCGGGCGTAGAGGGTGACCGGGGCGCGGGGGTGAGGCGGCTGCAACTAGCGGAGGAGACGCAGGCCAACATGGATTATGAAATCGAGATGTTGCGTAAAACAATGCGGACCTTCATGCGCTCGGTCCGCAGCCGGAAAACAGAAGCTTATCCGGAAAAGCTTTCGAAAAGCCTGGATTTGTTGGGGCTGACCTGCTCGCGCCTGGCAAGCGTGATGCGCGTGAACATCGCCCTGCATCTGAACGACCAAAACCAGTGGGTTCACGGCTTCAACGCGCAGATGCAGGCATTGCTGGCGGAATGGGAAAACGGTGATGAGCAAAAATGAGCATGGAGGGGAAAACCGGGGAGGCGCGGGTATGGAAGAGGGCATGATGGCCGCGGCGCAATTGCGCCATGTGAACAGCCTGTTACGGTCCAGGCTGGAGCGGATGGAGCTGGAGACACAACGCCAATTCGCGGTGCTGGAGCAGAGAATCCGGCAGTTGGAGGCCGAAGAAGCAGATCATGAGACCAGGCTGCGCAGCGCGACGGAGGGCGTGACCCAATTCAAGTTGTTCTCGGGGCTGGTTTCCGGGAGCTCCACGTTAATGTCCATCGCAGCGCTGTTGCGCGTATTTTTGGGAGGTTAGGCATGCAGACGAACGAATTGATGATGGATGTGCACGTGCCGAAGAACGCCAGCGGGGTCATGGCAGAGACCACCGGGGGGTATGGGCGGGTTCAAACCCGGCAGCCGATTGGCGACCAGGCTGGCGGCAGCCGGGTGGCTTTCCTGCGCAGCCTGCGTGGCATTGAACGGTTTAGCCAGGTGTTTGGCGGGGTGCGGTTACGGACTTACCAGGAGGAAACCGCCAGGGCAATCGCGCAGTCCGTGTTAGGGAATAGGGGCTTGAGCTTTGTGGTCATGTTCCCGAGGCAATCGGGGAAGAACGTGTTGCAGGCCCAGCTGGAGGTGTACCTTATGGTGCTTTTCGCCGAACAAGGGGCCGAGATGGTGAAACTTTCACCCACGCACGAGCCGCAGAACCTGAACGCGATGCGACGCCTGGAGACGGCGCTGGAAGACAACTTCCTGACCAGGGGCGGGTGGCGAAAACAGGGTGGGAACCACTACCGTTTCAAGAAGGCGCACATCACCTTTCTATCGGCGGCGAAGGGCAGCAACATCGTGGGGGCGAGCGCGTCCACACTGCTGGAGCTGGACGAGGCGCAGGATATTGAGATTGCCAAGTACGACAAACAAATCGCGCCAATGGCCGCTTCGAGCAACGCGACGCGGGTGTTCTTTGGCACAGCCTGGACCGGAGAGACGCTGTTAGCGCGCGAACTACGGGCAGCCAAGGAAGCTGAAGCGCGCGATGGCATCCGGCGGGTGTTTCGCTTGGGGGCGGAGGAAGTGCGCAAGGAAGCCCCGGCCTACGGGCTGTTCGTGGATGAACAGAGTGCGCGCCTGGGGCGAAACCATCCGCTGGTGCGCAGCCAATTTTTCAGCGAAGAGATTAACTTTGAAAATGGATTGTTCGGGCCAGCGCGCCTGGGACTGATGCTGGGCAGCCACGCCGCCATGGAAGGTCCGACGGAGGGCAAGCGCTACGCGCTGTTGCTGGACGTGGCAGGGGAGGATGAGGCCAGCCGCACGGAAAATGGATTCGCGCTAATGGGGGAGGCTGAACTGGCGAACCCAGGCAGGGACGCCACCGCGCTGACCGTGGTGGAGGTGGACACGGGGTTGATGGATGGCCTGGCGATGACCCGGCCACGCTACAAAGTCTGCCAGCGGCATGTGTGGGTGGGTGAACGTCACAGCAGGGTGTTGGGCCGGGTTTTGGCGCTGGCGGAGCATTGGCGCGCCGAAAAGGTGGTGGTGGACGCGAGCGGCGTGGGCGCCGGACTGGCCTCCATGCTGCAGGACCGGCTGGGAGAAAGGGTGGTGAGCGTGGTGTTTAACGCCGCGGTCAAATCCCGCATTGGGTGGGGGTTTTTGGCAGTGATAGACAGCGGCCGCTTCCAGGATTTTCAACCTGGAACAACCAGCGCCCTGCCGGGCCGGCATGCCAATCCACTCGCAGAGCTGATGCTTTCGGAGCAGGAGAAGCTGCAGGCGCTGTTTTGGAAGCAGCTGCGGGCGGTGAGCGCGGAGGCCGGCATCGGCCCGGAACGCCATCTGCGTTGGAGCGTTCCAGAGGGCACGCGCGACGCGGAGGGCGCGCACATCCACGACGACCTGGTGCTCTCGGCGGCGTTAACCGCGGTGCTGGATGAGCAGGATTGGCGAGTGAGCGGGGAGGGCGGGGTGATTTTGGCCGTGGACCCGCTAAAAGAAATGAAGGGAGGGTTTTAGATGGGGTATTTCATCCATAACCGCGGGCTGGCGTTTGGGATTGACATCTCACGCTACCAGGCGGACGCGGAATTGAAGCGATTTCCGGATTTTGACGCCATCCGGGCGCACGAACCCAGGGTGGCGTTCATCGGCATGCTCGCGGGCATCTCGTGGGGGTACAAGGACCCAGCCTTTGAGCGCTTTTACCAGGAAGGAGAGCGCATTGGAGCCTGCCTGCTGCCTTACCACGTGGTGTTCCCGTCCGAGCCAGCGCTGAAGCAGATGGATTTCTTTCTTAAGAACCTGAAGAGCGTGGACCTGGAGCGCGTCCGCTTGGTGCTGGACATGGAAGTGGGCGGGAATCTGGGTAAGGGGCAAATCACGCAGACGCTGCTGTTGTGCCTGGAGGCCTTGCGCAAGGCGACCGGGCGTTGGCCCATTGTCTATTCAAGGGCGCTGTGGATTGACGCGCACGTGGCGGTGGAAGACTTGCCGGAGATGGACTGGTGGCTGGCGCAATACCTGAGCAGCCAGAAAAACCAGCTTTATACAGCGGAGTATCCCTGCCCGCCCAAGCTGCCCAAGGGCGTCAAAAAATGGCTGATCCACCAGACCACGGAACGGGGTCCGGCCATCGGAGGATTGGGTGGATGCATGGATTACGACCGGTGGAACGGGGGCAATGAGGCTGTTTTGGCGTATTTTGGGCGGGCCGCGGTGGGGGCCGGGCGGGCCTGCCCGCTGGATGGGAAACCATGCTGCCGGGAAGCAGCAGAAAGCGGGAATGAGGATGGCGCGAATTAAGCTCTTCAAGGGGACGGCGCGAAAGGACAGCAGGCATGCGGTGTTGGACCAAACGCAGACATGGGAAGCCACGGACGGGTTTGAGCCGGCAACGCGCGTCGAATTGGCGGCGACGGAGGATGAAAACACGCTGCTGGTGGGCGCGCGGCAGGAGGGCGCAAGCCAGCGCGACCGGCATACCTTTGAACGCGAAAGCGTGCTGAATGAATGTCTGGAAGCCTGGCGCTTCAATCCGCTGGCGCGTCGGATTGTGGAGCTTACCACACAATATGCGGCTGGAGGCGGTGTGCAAATCCGCTGTGAACACGCGGAGACCAAGGCATTTTTGGAGGCCTTTTGGCAGAACAGGCTGAACCGGATGGACACCCGGCTGGGGGAGTTTTCGGACGAGCTGGCGCGCAGCGGGAACCTGTTCGTGCTGATTTCCACGGACGCCAGCGGGATGAGCTACGTGCGCAGCGTACCGGCCAGCATGGTCACCCGGATTGAGTCCAGGGTGTATGACGTGGAGCAGGAAACGCGCTACTACCTCAGGGGTGCATGGGACGAGGAGGAGCAAAGCTACCCGGCTTTTAACGCGGATGAGGAACACGCGCAAGGGGGTGGCGACTTTACGCCCGTGATGCTGCACTACGCGGTCAACCGCCCGGCCGGCGCGCAATGGGGAGACCCCGACCTGGCGCCCATCCTGCGCTGGCTGGCGCGTTACAACGCCTGGCTGGAAGACAGGGTGCGGCTCAACCGCTTCAGGAACGCGTTTTTATACGTGGTGAAGGCGCGCTTTGTCAACGAACAGGCCAGAGCCAGGCGGCAGAGCCAGCTGGGCGCCAACCCGCCGAGCAGCGGTTCCATCCTGGTGACGGATGAGAGCGAGGAGTGGTCGGTGATTTCACCCAAGCTGGAGGCGCTGGACGCGTCCACGGATGGGATGGCTATCAAGAAAATGATTGCCGCGGGGGCGGGTGTGCCGCTGCACTTTTTAGCGGAGCCCGAGTCCAGCACGCGGACGACCGCGGAATCAGCCGGTGGTCCCACGTTCAGGCGCTTCGAGGAGCGACAACGGTTCCTGTGTTGGGTGGTGGCGGACGTGCTAAAAGCCGTGGCGGCACGGCGCGCGCGGGTGGATGGGAGCGTGGATTTGAATGTGGAAATCCGGGCGCGGGGAGGGGACATCTCGGCCAGGGACAATGCCGAACTGGCGCGGGCCGGGGTTGACGCAATGCGCTGCGCGAGCGAGCTTTCTGCGCTGGGCGTGATTGACAAGGAGGAGGTGCGGCGCCTGACGTACAAATTTTTGGGGGAACAGGCCGAATAAGGCCGGCGGACAAATATGGGAAAGGAGCTGGGATTGGTGGGTGAAATAGAAGCGATGGTGGAGCAAAGGGAGCAGCTGGGGTTGGAGGTCAACCCGGTGGCAAAGGACCGGTTTGAAATCCTGGCCATCACGGCGGGGGCGGCAAACGGCTGGGTGTTCCCGGAGGAAGTGCTGCGGGAGAGCCTGGAATTGTGGGATGGCGTGAATTGTTTTGTGGACCACGCGCCCAACGCGCGCTCTCTGCGGGACATGGCCGGCGTGCTGCGCAAACCCATTTGGGACGTGGAACGCCACGGCATCCGAGCGGAATTGCACAGCCTGGGCCCTTCAGCGGAGGTGTTACAGGAGGTTGGCAGGCAGGTGTTGGAGGACGACGGAGGCACGTCCGTCCGGGTCGGTTTTTCGGCGGATGTACTGTTCAGGGGGCAGAAGGGGAAAGTTGAAAAGATACTCAAGATTTTTTCGGTGGACCTGGTCTA